CCAATTCATTTATTAAATCTCTGGTTGAGGTGGTTGAAGTGGTGCTGGTTTACCACCAAATCCTGTTGTAACTGCTGGTGCAAATGGCGATGGTGCAGGTGCCGATGCAACAAAAGCAGGCGTTGTTACACCACTAAAACTTGGTGTAGATGGTGTTGTTGGTGCAGGACTTACTGTTGTAGGCCGTGTTGCAGCTTGTAGTGCCATCTTTTGTGCATCTTTATCACCACCAGCTAACATGATACCAGACAATGTACCAGTTAAGAATGTGGCAATAGGGATAATCAACTCAAAGAATTTTTGGTCGATAGGTGAAATAGCATTAAGTGGCTGTGTAACAAAGATTAGTGAGTATAACACAACGAATACAATACCAAACAATGTAAGTGCCAAACAAATACCAATAAAAAACTTCAGACGAGCCATCAACTGCTCTTCGGTATACATGAAGTTATCTTCTGGTTTCTTTTCTTCTTTATTAAAAATATTCAAGTTCATTTGCAATTCGCTCCAGTTGTTGGCGTTTTTCTTTTCTTCTTTATTAAAAATATTCAAGTTCATTTGCAATTCGCTCCAGTTGTTGGCGTTATTGGTGTTGGTGTATTTTGTGCAATGGGTTTAGTTCCATCTGGTCCCAAGCGTGGGTCATTTTGACCCTTAAAAATATGTTGAGGACAAGTCCTTGTTACATCACAATATGGCAACTTGCATATATCTTTATCCCAATTTGCTGGGTCTTGGCATGGGTAACGAAACTTATCGCCACTAAAATATGCCAATGTCAAGGGAAGCAATAATAAAATAATTAGGCCTTTGGCTAATCTTTTATCATTCATTAGTGAACTCCTAATACATGGAGTGCGTGTTCATAATGTTTAATTCTATCTTCAAGTCCAATGGTACCACCATTGATACGCTTTGTTAATGTTAGTATGTCGCCTTTATCTGCCCATTGATTGAGATTGTTTGTTTCCCAAAACCAACAAGCAGACTGAGCTGCACCTTCAAATGTTTGTAGATATTCAGATGCTTGTTCAACAGGTATTTCAATTGAAGCAGCAAACCAAGAATAGTTTTCTTTACCTGTCAATTGAATTAGACCACGACCACAATATCTAAAACCATCACCAGAGGCCTCATCGCCATTACCCATACGATTAGCATAGATACGATTTGCAATTGCTTCTTGTTTGTTTGGTTTGTTTGCATACTCATTCGCCAACTCATCTGTTGGAAAATACTTAGCAAATAGTTTGCGTAGTGTAGGTGCTTTGTAATTTAGGTTCTCTTTGAGAAACACAAAATTACCAGATTCATGAGCGCATTGTGCTATGAAGGCTGCGATACGCTGTGGTGTATTAATACCATAGTCAGGTAGTAATTGTGCCAAGGCGTTGTGCCATTGGTCAATGTATGGATTCTTTGGAAGCAATTGCTTCAGTTGGTCTTTTGTCAGTTCCATTTTTACGCCATTAAAGAAGCTGCTGTGATAGCGGCATTTAAAATTACATTGAGTTGTTCTTTCAAGGCTAATCCTTCAGCATCGTCATTGATGCCTTCCATAATATTGATACCTTGTAGTAGTTGAACATACTCATCTTTACTGATTTGGCCTTCTGCCAACATTTTATTGTATTCAATGATGTAAGCATTTAATTGTTCAGGATTCATCTTGGTTTACTCCCTAGGACGTGCTGAATAGTATCAGCTGATTTAACTACTTGTTGTAATTTTGCTTTACAGAATATTGGTGAAATCTTTTCTGCTTTGTTAAAATAATCTCTTGTATCTTTTGTCAATGTCAATAACTTGGTTGACATATTATCAGTATCTTTGTTTCTTGGTATATGAGTTGTAAAGTTCTTAAACTCTAACGCTTTGATATACAATTCGTTTACCTGTGTAACAACCAGTATATGGTTACCACAATTTTCTTCTGCTACCTGTGCCTTTGTTTTGATATCATTGACAATAAAGTATTCGTTGGTGTCATACTTGGCCATAAAGTAGGCATCAAGTAATGTGCAACCACTCAATAAAGAAACAAAAAGTAAAGGTATTAATTTTTTCATTAGTTACACCAACTTTGTTTTGCTTCACCATAGTATTCACGAGCAAAACCATTTTTAATTAACATGGTTCGTAATGATTGACCATTTAATATGATGTCACCCAAAACACGACCACCGAATTTATCCCATCCATACAACACAACTTGGCGCTGACTGGAAGCTGATACGGCTTTCTTTGTAAATTCAGAGGCTGCTTGTCCTCTTGCATCTTCTGCAGGACATTGAGCTCTGTGTCCTTTTTCTGGAGTATCAACACCGAATACTCTAACGGCAAGTTCTGGCTTAAGTGGTGCCGGTAGAAAGGGAGCCGCTATGACAACAGTATCGCCATCGCTTACACGGACAATCTGCGCATCATAGGTTACACCTTGTGGAGTTTTCTGTGCCATTGCCATCATTGGCATTGCAAGTAAAACAAGTAGTAGTTTTTTCATTTTACACTATCAAATATTTGTTTCTGTTGTTTATACCATAACTGCCATGCATTGTATCTATCTTGTAACTCATAATACAGTCCATAATTCTCATTAGCATTTTGTAACAAGTCTGCTAGTGTTTTTTTATCTTCACTTAGAGGCTTTAGAACCGGAGCGGGCTCCATTAGCACTTGAGGAGCTTCTGGAAACTTTTGGCTCAATGGCACGGTTGTAGAGCACCCAAGCATCATCAGACAACTTACACTCAGCGTTAATAGCTTGCCTTTTTGCTTCAATGTCTTTAGCATTTCTATTCACCTTCTCTTTAATCAAATCTTTATTCTTACTCACTTCAGCTGCCAACTTTTCATTGGCTTTGGCAGATTGTATTTCTGCTTCTTTTATTTTTGCTTGCATCTCGGCTATTCTAGCACGATACGACATTTCTGTGGCATATCCTCCTTCAAAGAATACACCAATTACTAGTAACACTATACCTAACTGTCTGCCAACCAAAGCGTATGGTTGAATTATAGGTATAAATCTAACAAGCGATCCTATAAATGTTAATACAAGTCCAAGAATAACTAGACCATGTATTGCCCATTGTAAAATCCAATCAGGAATGAATGACAAAAACCACATATTAAGCCTTTGGAGATTTTCTCCTGATAGACAACATTACAGGACTTGTTCTTTTCTTTCTATTAACAGCACTAGCACTAATAGGATCAGTAGATGTTGCAACACCAGTTACATTTGTTGGTCCTGCTGAACCACCCACTACACCATCTTCATCTATAACTCTCATTGACCATTCTTCTTCACCTTCTAAAACCGGAATATCAAGTTCTTCATTTTTCTTACGGCCTTGACAATGAGCTTTCTGAGAAAATCCTTTTGGATTATTACAATCAATACTACGTTTGTATTTGTCTGTCCACTTTTCTTCTACTGTTTCTTCTGGTACACAATTAGGCACCATACGATTGCCTTTTTTCTTCATACCTCTGGCAACATAACCTCTCCAACAGGCTTCAAAAACACTTTCAGTCTTTACATTGATTGGTGCACCACGGCGTTCTGGATTAGGATCCTCTCTACGCTTTCTACGAGCAGCTGAAGCACGAGCTTCTTTACCAATGGCGTGTGCTTTGGCTTGAGGTAAACATTTTGGTTTGCCTTCACCTGGTTCTCTTGCACAATCACCTTTGATATTACCTTTGGTGTCCATGCGAACCCACTTTTGTTTAAACCATTGGCGTAAATCTTCACCAAGGTATTCTTTGAAAGATTGCATCAGCAGTTCCACTTTCTTAATGCTTTGTTGATACGGCTATCTGGATCATTTGCTGTCTTAGCAGATGTTAATCGTTTCTTCATACCACCCATACGAGCACAAAATGATTTTCTACGATTGGCTGCTTTAGAACCTGGTTTTAGTTTAGATGGCTTTGTTGTTACAGCCATCGACAATTTAGAACCTGGATTTTCTCTACGATACGAAGCAATACCTTTACGATTTAGGCCACCTTCTGGATCTTTACCTGCAGCACGTTGCCATGCTGGAGATTTTTCATCCAAGTATTCTTCGTTTACAAACTGTTTGAATGTTTTCATATTTGCCTCAATATCTCTGCGACATTAACATCTATTGGAACTTCTGCAACAGATATATTTTTACCTTTAATTCCGTAAATCATATCTGGCATAATATTTAAATAAGATAAAAAAGTTTTCAATATATCATAATCTCTTTCATCTATCTTATAGAATAATATTCTGGCTGTTGGTTCTGGACCAAAAACATTATTCAATAAAATAATGTGATTTAATATCAACCTCTCTTTAAGAGATTTTGTTACTTTATATCTACGAAATAAACGCTTCAAATATTTTGTTCGTTTAATATCACTTTCAAATTCAGATAAAATACAATGTGGTGCATTATAACACTTCATTGCGTATATCAAAAAATTATCATCATTTAAATCATCAATCATTATATCATTCTTCTTCTATATCTGGTTCCTCTGAAGAAAGATAATCATCTAACTCATTTTCATCAGAAATCATCGCTTCAACATCATAGTAACCATTATCATCCATTTCATAAGAAAAATAAAAATAATATTGAACTTCATCCAAATTATTCATCTTCTCTACTGTGCCATTCAATTCGGCACCCGAACGAGCACCGAATTGGTCTATATGCACAATTTCTTCACCCATGTCTAAATCGTGAAATATTACTTTAGGGAGAGTTATGCCAAACAAAACTAAAACTTTACTTACACGATTCCATGCTGAGTATGGATTTATATTGTTTCCTGCTACAGCTAATGCTAGGTTGTGATTCAACTCTTGGCGGGTTGTTTTGTCCGCCAAGTTTGAACCACTTTTTTCAATATGTGCAGTAGGAATTGAATCATGTCCTTCTACAACAAATTGCTTAAATCCCAACATTATAGGCCAGAGAATACTGAGTTGGTACTTGTATTTCCAGAGCTTACGTTTAGTGCGCTTGGATTAGCAAGAACAACCAATGTTTCTCTTAGTTGGCGTTTTGTACCGTCATTGTTCACTTTGTATGTGAAACGATTCCAACCTTGATGAATACCACTATTTGCACCAGCAATCAAAGCATTAGCTAAACGAGTGCTTGTTACCATGATGGTATCGTTAGCAAAACGAGAAGCTGTGTTTGTGCCGTGATTAATGGCTGTGGCAAATTCAATGGTTTGACCAGCAGCAATTGGTGCAACTGTGTTGTTAGCAAATTGAATACGAACATTGGCTGCACCTGTTCTTATAACTGCAACGCTGTTATTACCACGTTTGAAATCAATATCATTAGGATCAATGATAGATGTGTCAAAGAAACGGGATAAGCCGTTATTTGCAGTTGCATAAACATACATTCCGTTCGCAATACCAGATAGCGTTGGATTGGTTGTAAATATGATTTCGTTGGTGCCTAATGCTGTCGCATTGGCGGTTATTAATGCGGCTACTGGACGAACCTCTCTATTTTCTGGAAAGTTTGGCTCGTTGTTGGCTCGGTCTGTGTTTCCCCATAATGGCATTTTTTTCTCCTTATTAACCTTGGGTTGTGTTACTATTTATCTGTTTTTCTATCGCTGATTTGATTATCAGGTTTTACTGGTTTTCTCATTACTGGATCAATTTCCAAAGTATCTCTGGTTTGGCCAGTTAATGTTTTTCCACCTTTTAAAATCATAGCAGCTTGGGTATCATCGTCACCATAAACCTCTTGTTTTTCGGCTTTTGGTTTCTTACCATATGTCGCTACTGATTTATCTTCTTTTTCATGGTCATATAGTTCTTCTTTGACCATCTTGTGTTTCTTGTATAATGACTTAATCATACGAGCTGATTTAGACATTTCTTTTCTTTTGGAATATGTTGGTTCCCTATCATCAGCTTGAGTTCCCATATCAAAGGCTGTTTGTGTTGCGGCCTGTGAATCTTGGTATACATCTTCTTTCATCTTTAGTTCATCTTTTCTTTTACCAAAAGTATTATGAACAAGAGTGTCTAATTTTTTATGAAATTTAGTTTCTTTTGTTTTGCTTACACCAGCTGATTCAGATGTTGGTTTATAACCAGCCAAACGGTCTAAAGCCCTATTCCAACTCTTACTACTAGTTTTAATTTTTTTATTGTGGTCTTTTCTACTCATACCTGGTTTTTTCTCAGGTACAACTGGTTGTTGTTTTAACCAAGAAAATACTGTGGACTTCTTGAGCTCATCAATCTGTTCAACTTCTTCTTTAACAGTAGTGTGTCGTTCTACTTTTGTTAGTCGGCATCCTTCTTTACATTTTTCATTTGCTTGGCGAATTGCATCATCGTCATCTTTTGCAATCAACAAATTCATTCCTGTCCACTCACCTGTTTTTGGATCTTCATAATGTGCGGCGTGTGTATGTGAATCATTTTTTTCAGCAAGGTCAATTTCTTCTTTAACAGATTTCCAACCACCACCCATTGCTTTGTATTTTTTAGAAGCCCAACCATTGGCATATGCGGATGGATATACTGCAAACTTAGATTTGGCAGCTGCTTTGGCACGAGCCCATTTTTCTGGACTTGTTGGCACATTCTTCTCATCAATCTGTTCAGCCTCTTCATCAATACCACTTCCATGAAATTTGTGAGCAATATGCATGGCCAACTTTTCATGGTTTTCTTTTGGTACATCGGTACTTCTTAAATATCTTAAAGCTGACTGATGAACTTTGTTATCATCTCCAGCATCACTATTATAAGGAGCGTGTTCAGAATTTGTCCATTTATCAAAGTGATGTTGAACTTCTGAACTAGAAACTTCATTAATAGTTTCTTCTTTATTCAGATGTTTTGCTAAGCGGTCAATAGCAGCAGTCATACCAGAACCATCTTTAGATTGTTTTTTCTGAATCTCATCGTGTTTCTTTTCTCTTTCAGCTGCAGCTGCACGAAACTTCTCTAGTGCTGTCGGTTTCTTTTCTTCAGAAAACGACCGTTTAGCCATAATCTTGGCTAATTTACTCATTGCTTTCTTACGAGGTTCAGCACGCTTTGGATCTTTACTGGTTGTTTTCAGAACATAAGATGCCAATGTTTCTGGTGCTAACTCATCAATTTGTTCCGATTCTTCTTTATGTAAACCATTATGGTGTAGAACTTTAGTCATATGTTTCTCTTTATCAATTGCGTGTTGACGTAACTCAACAGGAGTGTGTTGTAATGTTTTACCTTCTTCAATTTCAATTTCTTCTGTTTGAGCTCTTTGTTTTTTCATTCTATCTGCAACAGTAGTTGAAACATAATTGATTGGATCATCAAACTGATGGTCACGCCTCCACTTATGAAACTCTGAAGATTTTGCATGAGATATTTTTGTATCTTTACTAACAAACTCTGGATTAATACCACGAGATTTGAGATAAGCGTGTAATTCACCTCTCTCACTCTCGGTGATACCGGCACGAACAGACCATGGTTCATTTGGATCGGTGCCAAAGGTGGGTTTTCTTTCACCTTTGACAATTAATTTTAATTTCTTTGCGTCCATGTTTTACCCTTAACCGTTATTTCCTGGAGCTTTACCTAACATCTCTGTTTTGATTCGTTTCATAGCAGAACGAGCCAAATCTCTAGCACGGGACATTGGTGTGTGTTGTGCACCAGATTTATCTGTTACTGTTGAACCAATTTTCTTGTATGGTCCATCAAAAGGTGGTTGTTCAGCATTGGTCACAAAAGGAACTGTATCGGATTCAGGATGTTTACCTTCTGAAACACCACGAGCTTTCGCTAAGTTTTCCTTTGAAGAAATAGAATCTTTACTTCCAGCTTTAGCATCGGCAACAGTCAAAGGTTTGTCACCACGAGCCTTTCTAATGAAAGCTGGAATATCAGACTTTTTTACTTCTTCTTTCATTGGACCTCCACGAAATTTTACTTTTGTGGACTTAGCGTCAGAACCAGGACCAACATCATCTTTTTGTGCTGTTGGTTCTTGACCTTTTAATGTATCTTTGGTACGAACTTTAGGATCAATTTCTTCTTCAACTGATTCTTCTTTCATTGCCTGTTTAGTGGCGGTTGCATACATTACAGACTTAGCATCTTTTCCATAACGCTGTCTGAAACCAGCAAAACCTTTTTTCATAGACTTAACAATCTTCTCACGCTTGGCCATTTCGGCGTCAGTCATTTCTTTTTCTTCAATCTGCTCTACTTCTTCTTTGTGCATCTTATCAACGTGTTTGGCAACTTCACCATCTTTACCATGCATCTTCTTTTCGTGTTTCTTTACTTCATCATCACAAGAAGCTTCTGTTACATTTTTTTCACCACGAAGAATCTTAAAGTCTTGAGCATCAATCTTGTTATTTTTATTCTTATCAATCTTGTGTTGTTTACCTTTAAGAGCTTCAATTAGTTTGTTCTTAAATTCATGGCTTTCATTTGTGCCACCAGATTTCTTCTTATCACCTAAAGCTTTTTTCATTGGTTCTTTTTTGTCGCCATCTTTATCAAAGTCTAAAAAGTCTGGTTTGGCAGCTTCATCGTATCTGCCTTTGGTTTTCTCATAATCTTCTTTGTCTTTTTGAATTAAGTCTTTTGTTTTAGGACCTTTGAGTGTATCAATGTCTTTTTTAACTTGGTCACGGCGAGCTTTGGCTGAATTGCCATATGAAGAACCGTAAACTTTCATGCCAGTTGCAGTAGCTACTTTTTCGGCTTCAGTAACAGGTTGTTCCTCTGTAATTTTTTTAACAGCTTCAGCAACTGAATTCATTTTAAGTTTATTAACAAACATTTTATTTCTCCTGTTTCTTTTTCTTTTTAATTTTTATTTGTGTGCCAATATTTCTATCCGCATCTTTATATGATTGCATCGGTTCAAAATTAGTAGCGCCATTCAAAGTTCCACCTACACCCATATCGGATATAGAAATGTCATTTTGAAAGCCTTTATATTCTTTAATTGTTTTTCTAAAACTATTAAATTCTTTTTGTTCTCTGTATGTTACATCGCCTAGACCGGACATGGGATATACTGTTCCCTGCTGGCGTGTATCAAATTCTGGCCCCACACCTGTGGTGTTCCGTAGTCTTTGACTTACGGTTGGGGCATCTACTATTCGTTTCTTCTTTACTTTCTCTTTGTCTTTGGAGAAGTTGGTTTCTTTTGGCTCCGGGTTGACTTGGAGGGTTGGCTCTTGGGCTTCGCTGTAGGTTTTGAAGGTGTAGGTTTTTGTTCGTTTGCCTGCGTTGTATTTGATGTCATCGGACTGGGGCTCGTTGCCTCGGTTGTCGGGGCTGATGCTGTCTGGTCCGTCTGCTTTGGGCAGGCCAGTTCGGATGAGGCGGGCTTTATTTTCAAATAGTCTAGAATTGCTTTTAACATTTTTTTCTTCCTTAATTAAGTTGTCACCTGTATTTAACTTACCATGTTTTTCTAACCAAGACAAAGATATATCACCATAGACTTTGCCTTCAATGAAGTTATGAATATTTAGGTAAGTTTGAGTTATATCTTCTTCAATTGATTCCAAAGAGCCTGTATTATCTACTTGTATAAACCGGTCAAAGGATTCTGAAAAAAGTTGTTTGTTTTTCTGAGCTTGTGACCACTTGTCATAACGAATAGATTCAACCATCATACGAGATAATTTGGTATTTCTTTCTTGGCTTACCTCGTTTGTAGTATTAACAAATACCATCATGGTCGAATAACCTAAATCTTCCAATTCTTCTTTGATATGGTTGATTTTATCAATACTGTCTGCTGGTCCATTAATAATTAAAGGACCACGGTTTCGAATGGCTTCTCTACGGAAATCACTGGTTTTTTCAGATAATTTTTGTTTATCAGCAAGATAATCGTATGCCTGACTTGAATTTAATTCTACTGCACGAGATTCTGGTATGGCTTCACGAATGATAATATCTTTACCAGAACCAGGTCCACCTGTTACGAATATTGCTTTAAAAAGGCCACGATTGACATTTTCATGTATTCCCATACCTTTACGAGTATCATGGTACAGTTCTTTTGCATGGTGTTCAGGTACGTGCTCTGGTACACCTTTTTTGAATTCTTTGTAATTACCTGAAGCCGCATGGCCACGCATCTTGGTGCCAGACATACCTTCAGAACCTTCAGCATCTGGATCACGATGACCAGCAGAATGAACAGTAATCTTTTTAAAGTTATAATGCCCATGTTTACCTTTTACACCATTATACTTGTGTAATGAATCTTTAAATTCTTTGACACGGTCAGAACCAACAACTACATGAAGATGAGTTACACCTTGTTTGTGTAATTCGGCCGCATGATGAAAAATAGATGGATGTTCTTTTGAAGAACTTTTAATGTTTGTGCCTGGTGCGTATCGTTTAAGATGTTTAACTTTTTGTTCACCAGACAATGGATTCTTCTTGGAATCTTGTGAATGAGATGCCACAACAGTATGACCTGCATTATGTTTATCTGCAACTTCTTTGACTTTATGAATAAGTTTAAGATGTCCTGTTGTAGGAGGATTCATGCGGCCAAAAGTCATCACATGATGTTTCTGTAATGATTCAGCTTCTTGAACTATCTCTAAAAATGATTTCATTCTGGTTTTTTAATTTTTTTAGGTTTTAAGGTGCCTTCAGTACCAACAAAGTTGATAGAACTTGCCATCGGTTGTGAATTAAATTTTGATGCGACCGTAATTAAATGATTTCCGGCCGTGTCATTTTCATCTTTGTGTGCATAAACTCTAATACCATTTCCACCACTTTTTTCAAATGTAAAATGGTGAGCTCGGCTTAATGCATCCACATGAGCAGAAGAATCTGTTTCCATTCCATGTGCGTGTGCACCATATTCTCCTTTTTTTGTTCCATAACCTGAAGCAACTATATATGGCGTTCTTTCGTTAGTATTATCTTCTTCTTTACTTTCATTTGTTCTAAAATGATTAGAAGCCAAATGTTTTCTAATTTCTTCTGTAGGTAATTTATTCAACTTATTAAAATAAGATTCCCTTACACTATTTAATATTTTATTACCTTCTTCTTTTGCATGATCCAAATGTTCTTCATTGCCAGATTTACGAAGCCATTGTTTTCTGCCTTCGGCATTTTCTTTTTTGCTACTTAAAGGTAAATGTGATATACCTTTTCTTTCAGCAAAATCATCTAGTTTAGGATATTCATCTTCATGCCATTTTTCACCAAGAGATTTGGCTATAGGTGTTAATCCTGGATTTGAAATTCTTTCAGCGCCTTTGCCTTCAGTATTTTCCATATTAGATTTTGCTGAAATACCAGGGTATATTGTTCCATGTTTTTTATGTGGTACTTTAAGCATAACATCTGAAGTATTGTCTTTACTTTCAATATTGAGACCTGTTATTTTTTTTATTGCACCTTTACCAGCACTTAGATGAACACTTTTTGCTTTGGTTAAATCAATACCTCTTTTTTTATATTCTAGTATAGAGGCTTGAGCCATATGTTTAGCCCTTTGGCTTTGATGTTCATATTCTTCAGGACTTATTTTTTCTTTTGATGCATCATGTCTGGCTTGTGCGGATGTTTTTTCTTCTTCAGTTTCACCTGGTCTAGTGTCTTTTAATCCTGCAGCTTTGGCTAAATGATGAGCCAATAAAAATTCATTTACATTTGAACGATGTGTTGATTCTTTATTGGCATCGGCCTGACTACGAGCTTGCTGAATCACCTGTTCAACAGATTTTTTATTTTTTGAAGATATTTTCTCAAAAATAAACGAAAGGCCAATCATTTTATATCATATCCTTTTTTTCTCAAAATTCTTATAGCGGCAGATTCACTATCGGCAAAAATTGTTGCAACTGATTTTCCTCCAGAATAAAGTCCGTAATGACCATTGCCTTCTTTACGAATATGTAACGCATGGCCAGTTAAATGGTGTGAAGCAATTGCTCCATGTAAAGATTTGGTGTATTCTTTAAATGACTTCATTGTGGATCGTTTTCGTAATCTACTTTAACTGCTTTTTTCTTTGTCTGTTTAGGTTTATCTTCTATTGAAGGTTTTCTTACTTTCAATAGATTGGCTCTTGCAAACTCAGCTCTATTAACCAATTTGGTTGGTTCGCCACCATAGTTAACAACAAAACCTTCAGGTCCTGTTGGCTTACCATCAATGTGATGTTCTAAACCGCCAGTATTTTTTTCTAAATTTTTCACCAATACATTTTTTGCTTGTTGTAAATGGTGATGCATATTTAGGAGGTTATTATAGTGTTCGGCATTACCTTCAATATGTTGCACATGAGATTTGGCTTCTGTTTCTTTTCTTGATTGTGCTGCTGGTGTTTTTAATTTGGATGCAGCTTTAACAAATTTATTTTGTATGTGTTTTTGTAAACCTTTTGCTGTAGGTTTTTCACCTGTTCTAACAGTTTGATTAATATATGTTTCTAAATGACCACCTTCACCACGATGAGGTTCTGTGACATGATACATTTGTTGACCCATTTTATCGTGTATTTTTTGTGCAGAGTCAATATGTTTTCTAAATTGTTCTTGGTCTTTTTCTGAATAGTTTATTTTCGATGAATCATGTTCAGCTGATTTATGCCAAACATCTTCGTGTTGTTTGAAATTATGAACATCAGGACTAGCATCCGCTTTCATTGAAGCAATATCGTTACCATGATATTGTTGATGAACTACTACACCAAACTTAGCTTTACGAATTCTATCACCTTCTTCACCTTTGGCTGAATATGTGATTGTGTTTGGAGTAAATGAAACACCATGTTTTGTTTCTTTTTTATCTTCACCACTAAACATTACATCACCTTGATACACACCTTTTTTTGGTGACACTTTAGGTAAGTGTTCTAATGCGTGTTTTAATTTCTCAACCAAACCTGGTGCATGGCCATGGTTTTTTTCAATATCTTTATTTGTATAGTTGATTTTTGGATTTTTATTGAAAGCTGATTTTGATGCTACAAAGAATTTACCGGTTTCTGGATGATGACCAAATACTAATGATGGAGAACCATCATATTTCATGGTTAATGCGGTGCTGTGACCACCAGATTTAATGTGCTCATGTGCTTGTTGTAATGCACCAACTGCGTGACCAAAACCTTCGGATCCTTTTTGTAGAGGCCTGTCCTCAGCATGAGTTATATGCTTGAGTTTACCACCCTCATCTTCCTCTTTGAGAAACATTGAAAACGAAAACATTGATTTCCTTACTAGATATGCAACACACTTTGGTTGCCGGTTTGCTTATTTATACAACTTCTCAATCTTTATGGTACAAACCGTTTCCAACGATTAAATTATTGGGTTAGATATATACGACCCAAATTTGTTGGATTTTAATTCCATTTAGTACCTTCAAAGTCCAGCCAGTAGGTCGACATTTTTCCTTTACCTTCTATTAAATAAAATGGTAAAGTATGAACTAATCCTCTACTGGATCCGTAGTATATCAGGTCTTTAGGTCCTCTGTCAAGAGCCCAAGCAAAATGGCTAGAACCTGTATCACCACCCACAAAGACTTCGGCTGTGGTAATGTGGTAATAATTCTGAACAAAATTGGTAGAATACCGCCAACCTTCAAATGGGCAACTTTCGGTAGGTGCACCTTTTTTACAGATTACTTTTTCATAATCTTTATATTCTTCGGTAGAATATTTGGCAATAATCTGTTCATATACATCCTTTGGCCAGTTACGCCATTGATTGTATGGTGCATCAAATAATGGAAATACAGCAATCTTCTTTTCCATTGGTGCATTGTTTGGTATTTTTACCAAATCACCAGATATATCTCTGAAATCCCAAACATTAACTTTTCTCCAAGGCAATGATTGTTCACCTGGTTCTGATGAAAAATAGTTAGTCATCTTCAACATTATCTCATAGAATGTTTGACAATGTGTGTCAGAGCTAACATTTCCAGGTTTCAAGTGAAACTGAATCATTGGATCATTGTTGATTTTTCGTATATGTTCTAATACATTAGCAACAGCAATCATGTCACCATTTCGGACTGTGCCAAAAGTTCCTGGTTCAATATTGATAATCATAGAACAACATCTTTCACATAAACCAATTTAGATTTACGGTCACCATAATAATGACGAATGAAATCAAACTCAACAGGATGTCCGTCCCACATTCTCATATCTTCGTCCCAACAAACAATTGTTTCTTTATTCATCAGGTCAGCAAGAATACCAATGCCTGTAAAAGTGCTAATAAAAGGTTTAGGACTATTTTTAATCATATTCAAATTATACATTAATGACATATCATAATTCAAATAAAACACTTTTGACCAATCGGGATTTACACCATCACGAACAACATGAGTTTTTCTACGATTGTCAATTGTTGAATGATTCCACCTATCACCAATGATATATTTGTTGGTACTTTCTATGGCAATGCCATTCATAGGATTAATCACTAATTCAAAGTTATCATCAACTTTAAAATCAAATCCATAATTATCACGAATCCAATTTTCATAACGGCAAGTTTCAACTGGCCGATTTTTATCATCTTGGTCCATACGAGTCCAAGAACTTAACTTGATTGCACCATGAGAGAAAACTTCATCACTAAATTCAACATTGTTAATACATGGTTGCTGTAACAGAAGTTCTTTGATACCATTAAATTTTCTCATTTCACCACGAATAATTAAATCAATTGGTCGTTTGTCAAAGAGAGATAGGCCAGAGATTACTGGTAAAGCATTAGCAAAATCACCTAGGTTGGCGGTACAATCAATTTGAATTAACATTATATTCCTTAAAAGCTACAAACCAGTCATTACTAGAAACTTTATGTAGCTCAAACAATTCTGGTTTTTGTAAATATGACATCAACAATAAAGTTTGGTCATCATCTATTAAATTATTTTTAATTAATTCACCAACATTATGGTGAACTAACTGTTCTAATATAGGCCAAACATCTTTACCTGCAACAATACATGGTCCAGTAATCTTGTCTTTGGCAAAAGGATATTGCCACTTCTTTACATTGTTAAGAGTAGATTCTTCACGGCAATAACCAAAATCCAACCAAGCAACCAAATCTGTTTGTATTAAGTTTGTTTGCATGGCTTTCGTGACGAAAGAAGATTTTAATAAATTGACGAGAACGTAGTCAGCATTCCAGTATTCTGGATTTTTTACTTGCATGGGATTTATTTTGGCTTGATACTGTGGGTCTTTTTGAACCCCAATAATTTCTTCTCTAAGTTTTTCAAAACTGTTAGGGAAATCAAGCGCTAGAATTTCGGTTGGTCTATCTTGTCTTATAAACTTTATGTCATTTATAAATTCTTTTGATGTATAGACGACCATTGGATTATCAAGTTTAGCCATGTGACCAAACCTGTCAAAATAAGTTTTATTGGTTCTGTGTAGATAGTGTGGTAAACCTTTATCTGGTGTCCAATCACCACGACCAATATCAAAGAAAGCGGTTACGATTGTAATGTCATTCATAGTTTTCTTGCCACAAATAATATACTATTATATTCTTTTTTGGTGTTAATGTCAAGCGTTGCATATTGAAAATCTGGTGTTAATTTTTGGCAATATTCTTTGCCGTAGTTGATATCTTCCACATCTTCTATAATCAAAACACCACCTCTATTTAATTTTGGTACATATAAATCTAAAAATTGTAGATGACTTTCTTTTGTGTGTGGTCCATCATCAATTATAATATCAAAATTGGGTAAAGCATTTACTAAATCAGGATTATAACCACTAGCCTGATATAACCTTATTCTATTATTACCTGCTGTAGAACTTAGACATTTTTTGAATCGGCCATCTTGGCCAGTATCTACACCATATATTATTGCATTATTAAAATAATCTGACCACAACAAAAGACTTCCACCAGATGCACAACCTATTTCTAATAAATTAATTTGTCTGTTTTTATATTTTTCAAATTCAAAAGTGTAGAATCTACTTATATAACCATGTGCAGGATATTCTTTATCTGTATCCAAATACCTATGGCGATTTTGTTCATACTGTGCTAAAAGTAAGGACATCTTGACTTTCTGGCCAATAATATTTTTTATAGTTATTGATAATCTCAATGTGTTCTGGTTGTTCGTCTACAAATTTATCAAAATCAAAACCTTTTTGGTGATGGTGTGTATCAGTCATATATGGGTTCTCTGTGTAGTCTTTACCACAAAAGAAATAATATGCAACCATGAAACAATCCATCCAACCAATCGTGGGATAAAAATTATCTTGTATATAATCCCACTTGTCATTGACCAATGCCGTCATTCTTGTATAGTTTCTCAAAAATGTTTTGACATTATAAATTGAACCGCCGCCACCACCATAAAAATCAGTCTTTGGTTTTACACCAGAGAATTCTTCCATCATCTTTAATACTTCTGGTGGAAAACGATTACCATGACTAATCTTATGACAAGCCATTTCCCATTCGTCTTTTACTGTAATGGGTTTCTTAATCCAAACATCATCTTCTACCATCATAATATGTGATGTATTGCAGTTTTCACAGGCATAATGGAATCTTTCCAGCCACATCAATACCTTTTCTTTACGATATCCAAATGGCTGTGTTGGATATCCTAGTTTGTCATTAAAATAATGATAATCTAATTTATATCGTTTGGCAATATCTGATAAATCATCTGCCGCATCTGAACCTAGAAAATAGTAGGCATTAGGATGATATTGTCTTATATTACTTACTACTTTTTCGGTAGATATTTGTTTACCAGCCGAAGCCAAATGTAGAAACGATATTGTTGCCATTACATTAATCTTTCTGACCAAGTCTTAGGAGTTTTTTCGGTAACGATTTCTAAAGGATAAGCATAATCAAAATCTTTAGGTCCTTTTTCTTTAATATACTCTACTGTTTCTTGTATTGATTGTTGTAGTGTTGTTTTGGTTTCATAGTTCAACAACCAACGAGCTTTATCAGCAGAACAGTCTGCGTGTTTCACTTCTCGTGGCCTGTCTGGCATATGAATTGCTTCACCTTGAAAACCTGTGGCTTCTGCAACTAACTTAGCAAGTTCTTTAATTGTTACTGTGCCATCGTCAGGTCCAATATTAATAATTTGACTTACAACTTTAGGATCAAGTGCCATTTTCTCCAAACAACCAACACAATCATCAACATATGAGAAACAACGAGTTTGTTGGCCATCACCATAAATGATTGCAGGTAAACCACGGAGATTACGATTAATCATAATACTCATCACATTACGGAATGGATCATCATACTTTTGACGAGGACCAACAATATTATGTGGTACTGCAATATTCCATTCCATGCCATGTGTTTCACAGAGAATCTTTAATACATCTTCACCAGCAACTTTAGCAACACCATATGGGTCAACCGGTTGTGGTGTCATATCTTCTGTGAAAGGATGTGGTTGATTACCATATCGTGCCATTGATGTGCAATATACAAATCGTTTCACTTTGTTTTGTATTGCAGCAGAAATGGTTGCAACGGATGCTTCAAAGATATTCTTGGTAATAAAACTTGGAGAGAATACGGAAAGTCCTTCGTGTGCTGTAGCGGCAGTATGAATAACGATATCGGCACCTTGCATATAGAATGTCATACTTTCAACATCACAACAATCTACCACATGAAGTTTTGCACCTTTAGGTACATTATCACGGTAACCACCAATCAAAGTATCATTACCAACAACTTCGTGTCCTAGTTCCAACATTCGGTCAGCCAAATGGCTACCAAGAAAACCTGCGATGCCTGTAATAAAAATTTTCATGATACTCTCTTTAATATTGTTAGTCCGTTATTATTATGGCGTCTTTCGACCAATTGCCACTCAGGATGTGAATCAATGAATTCTTGAACTGCTGGCCAAATACCTTTGCCACCAAATTCACCACGGTCAGCAAACAATGTAGTATCATGAAATAAAAGATACTTACGAACTTTACCTGCGTGTAATTCTAATTCTTTTTGTACCTGCTCATAGATATGTAGACTGTCTACCAACATCAAATCGGTTTCTGCAATCTCTACCTTACGAGTATCATCAACATGAAGTGTTACATTACGGCCTGCATTTTTGGCTTCCTCAAAGAACTCACGAATGCCAGGTTGCGGCATAAATTCATAACTGTGTAACTCAACATCATGCCGTAAAAAGGCACGAGTGCTTTGAGCCCAACCGACACCTAGTTCGGTAACGTGTTTACATTCTGAAGTTAAAACAGATATTGTTGGCAAGTGTTCATGTATATCTGTATCTCTTGCACAGGCATCTTGATATTCTTTTTCAAAGTCCATTATTCAGTCCTAAAAGTCAATAGTTCTTCTTGTTGATATTTCTGCTTGATATATTCTTTCCATTCAGGCACTCGGTCATATTGATGCACGATTGCAAATGGCCGACCTAAAGATGTTTTAACAATGCCATCCTCAAACTTTGGTTCTGGTTCTAATAGATGTGGTCTAAATGAGGCAATTTTAGATGGGTCAACTGTAGTGCCAGCCTGACAAGCCCAACCATCTGATTGTTTAGCAAAGTAAGTTACATCTTTGAATGGTTGTGTTTGAATCAGAACATTATAGACCGCTTGGTCGCAAATAGGAATAGGTCGGTTGATTGCATTGAATAGAATGTTGAACACCATATCTTTTACATATTCAGACACACCACCGATTGTTCCTACATTGTATATCTCATTGTGTTTGAACTGCTCATGAACATATGGTCCATAGGCTTGCATAAGGTTCTCATTACCCCACGGTTCATCTTTATATCTCATGCCTTCAGAACCGGCAACTAATTTTTTACCTTTAAGATTAAGTTCTAACCATGTAATTGGATTTGTTTGAAAGTAAACATCTTTGACATCGGTAGTCACCACATGATTGTAGTTTTGCCAAGTAGATTTTAAGAAATCATAAATTGAAAGAAAACGAGCTACATGAATTGGTGCTTTGATATCATGCATCTTAATGATGATGAAATCTCGTTTGATTAATTCACCGATAGTTTCTTGTGAGGCATTACCCACAACCATGGCTTTGTCACCAGTAAAACCACATTCATCGATTGATTCAACCCATGGTTTTAATTGATTGTAATTATAGTTTGTAAATGCACCGATTATTAGGCTCTTTGACGCCATGGGTATTCTCCATTATATTTTTCATTCATTACTTTATTACCATTTTCAAAGAATTCTGCATTAACAGAACCTTTACCACCATCTACTCTATAACAGGTTGTATATTCACTTGTGCAATAGAATTTAGGAAAGTGTTTTGTGATTGCTTGTAGAAACACTCTATCTTGTCCCCAACCACCATGCCAAACGCTTGCAATCTTATTTGCTACTTCTGTTTTAATGAAGTAACAATTAGTATCTATATGATGAACTCCATGATATGTTGGCCAAATACCTAACGATTCACAGTCATCAAAACAAACAAACTTACCTGCTTTATTATATACTTGGCGTAAAGAATAACACCAATCTAAACTTCGTGTATTGATTGTTTTAATACAGTTTTCAACATGAGACCGATATAACCAATTGTCTTGGTCGAGATAGGCAACATATTGTGTATTGACTAGGTGTGTGAAAGCGGCATAGACACGGTGTCCATAAAATCCATTGGCACCGACATTGATTGGTAGAGAACAGATGTGAACTCGTTCATCATTAACAGTCGAATCTAATACTTCTAATGTTTTGTCCATATATTGGTCACCATCAATCACAACATAACATTCTGTAGGATGACTTTGGTTTAAAACAGATTCAACGGCAGTTTTCACCTCTGGCGAACCAGTGGTTGGTATAATCACAGTAGCAGACATAATTTAATCTCGTGTTAGTTTTAATATTCTCTCTATTTGCTTCTCTATAATTGGTTTACGATTTGGCCAATATATGTATTCTTTCTCTCCAGTAGAATGTAACTTCTGAAGAAAAGGAATAATCATCTTTTCTACTTCAGCCAAACGAGTTTTATAATCGTCTGCTGTTTCGGCTGTCTTATTAACAACAGCATTATATTCTGCTTCTGATACAGCAGAGAAACCAAAGTCATCTTCGACATTGGCATATTCTTTCATTACTCGGTCAAAGTCAGTTAGTGGCATATTCATTTCTCAATTTTAATTGTATTTTTTCTTTTTTCAACCACTTTTGGCCATATAGATGCTCTAGCATTTTTTACTGGAGCACCTCTATCACTTCTGTATTGTGCAGAAAAAACTGGTTCATAATCACCTGTCAGCTTTTCACCGTTTGAATGTGTGTGATTAGCTCGAAGCACATAAAAATTTCCTTTTTTTACCAATTTAACTGGACCTTGTAATACTAATTGTATATTATGTTCGTTATATTTTTTTGAATTAGGTTTAAATTCGTCACCATAAACAGCTTTATTTTTTAAAGTAGTATCAAGTATTTCTTTTACAACATTAGTAGCTCTAGGAAGTCCATCTTCAAATTTTTCTTCTAAATCTTTAATAAAACTTTTTGTTTCATTATGTGTGTGGGTGTTTGGTACAATCTTCGATATACCTCCCCATTGTTGAAAATCCGATGCACGATTGCCGTCTTTATGTGATACCCAAAGAATCGGTTTTCCTTGTTGATCCAAAAAGTGAAAATCAGACTTTGGAGTACCTGCAGTTTTAACAACTTCAAAAACTTCATATATTTGATTTTTTACTTTTATTGGTATGGTTGGCTCTCCAGTTTTTTTACGAATTTCACTCATTTGTTTACGAATAGAAATAATTTCTTTTTCTTCAATGTGTGTGGTGCTAATTTCTTTACCACCAAATTCATTTGTTTTTTTTAAATTTTTTAATTTTATTTGAGTGCCTAATGTGGTATTAAAAGTTATTTCGTTTAAACTTTGTTTGCGAACAATTTTATCATAAGTTTTTTTGTCATATATAAGTTTAACTTTTTTACCATTCATTAATTCAAATTCACCATTATCTTTATATTTTTTTGCAAATATCATAAGCCTTTCTTCTCTTCCTGGCTTGGTTAATTCTCTTGCAGATAATGATACGGCCATATTTTTACCTAATAATTTGAATGTCTTTACCTGAAGTCCATACCTCAAGTTCTGTTCTTAACCTACCCTCAGATTTGAGAGTTTCATATCTATTTATAGCTTTGGTCCGCCACCACTCAATGACATTTGGTAGTTCATGTTTCTCATAATTTTCACCAGGTAAAAGTTTATCTGTTTTACAGTTCATGTAATCTACTGTATTCTTAAATCCATAATCAGAAATATAATATCGTTTCTTTTCTGTCAACTTTTTGGCATTTTCAATTGTTAAATTGAATTCATCACCTTCTGGTGTTCCTTTGAGTGCTGCTTTTGTTAGAGCAATAATCTTGGTAAATGTTCTGAGTTTTCTACTTGTTGTTGAAGTATCTCCACCCAACAAATCTCCAGTTATATCTTCCACATAGTTTTTTAAATCTGTATATCTTTGGCCGTGCATCATTGGTACAATATCAGATTCAGTCAAACCTTTAAAACGAATATATGGTTTCATGCCATCATATTGTGATACTGATTTGGTACTACCATATAAACTGGTAGTTTCAAATAGGCAGATATTCATATCATATTTTTTATTACAGATTTCTCTTACAGTATGACTGGTACAAATGGCAGATAGAAGTTTACCACCTAGGTAATTAAAACCAAATGGTTGAGATGGTACAATTACGAAACCCATAACACAGGCTGTATTGAGCAGTATCTTCATTTTGAATCCAAACTTGTCCTAGGTAGTCATTACGAGGTTTCATATAGATGACTGGTGAACCTAAACGAATGAATCCTAGAATCTTTCCTGAGTTCTTTTCTTTGACTGCCAGTTGAACATTCTTACCAACTGGTGCTTTATTAATATGTGAACTGGTAATAGCAAGTAAAGGTTCCCAAACATCATTTGGTATTTCACATACTTCAATATCCATATCTTTTGGGTGCATTGAGAAATCAGAGAACAAATCATCTTCAATTGGAAATAAAGAAGATGGCATATCAGCCACATTCTTCAGTTTCTCATCACGCATATATTCTTCGGTACTTCCGATGTTACTAAAGTAATCATGGAATGCCTTAGCGCAATACAAACCATTTTCTCTGGAGATTATCATACTTTAAAACCACTAAATGATTTCTTTTGTTTTTCTTCTCTTGTACCAAATGTGTTCAAAGGCTTATCGTGGCCAGCATCAGCGATACCCATCTGTGCAGCCTGTTCAACATCATATAGTTTCATTTTGGCTCTGTCAACACCAAGAGTAAATCGTTTATGAAATGTTGGATCATTATATCGATTCTTCAATTGTTTAACCATAATTTGGCCAAGTTCTTCTAGTTCTTCAGAAGAAATCAAAGCAAACATCAAGT